GTGATCTTCACTCACAGGGCTAAAATTCGCATCAGGAGGTGCTTACATGGGAAAAATTGAGAAAGCGGTTAAAGCTGGTGAGCGCCTCGGCACTTTATATGCATTGCAAGAGCTTTTAGCAGAGCGGTTAGATAATTGCGATAGTAATAGAGATATTGCCGCGTTGTCTCGTCAGCTGATGCAGGTAAGCGAAGAGATTAATACGATTGAAAAAGAATCTGAAACAACAATTACTTCGCTGGAAGCCTTTAGAAAGAAGGTTAAGCTGGCGAAATGATAAAGGGGAAAAAAGAACCGAGGATATTTACACCGCCTCTGCGGAAACTGACGCGAAAAACGTCACTCGGTTATATGTTTATAGATTTCTGTGAAGCTCTTGGAGATCCTCTACTTCCGTGGCAAGAGTGGTTGAGTATTCACGCTTTGGAAATCGTTGGAGAGTTTCCGGATAATTGGAATTTTAGATTCAGATATGTAATCGTGCTTGTAAGCAGGCAGAACGGGAAGACTCATTGGTTTAAGCATCTAGGCCTGTTTTTCAATTATATATTGCGGACAAAGTTAGTTATCGGCACAGCTCAGAATCTTGACAAGGCAAATGATACATTTGAAGAGGCCGTTGAGCTAATTGAAGAGAATCCAGAGCTAAGTGCTGAATTCGTGAAAGCGCTACGAGGTGCGGGCCGGAGAGAATATGTTTTGAAAGACGGCGAACGCTGGAAGGTTGTAGCGACAAACCGTAAAGCGCGTGGATGGTCTTCAGATTTGATCTTGATGGATGAGCTACGGGAACAAACAGATTGGGAAGGCTGGTCAGCAGTTTCTAAGACAATGATGGCAAGACCATCTGCAATTCTTGTTGCGGTTTCCAATGCTGGAGATTCAACAAGTGTAGTATTACGGCATCTGAGGATGCAAGCTCATGCAATGCTTGGAGATCCGGATAAGATAGCAAGTAAAAGAGATGCGCTTGGCGGGGAAGACCTTGACGATGCATCAATCGGTCTGTTTGAGTGGTCAGCAGAGCCAGGATGTGATTTGAAAGATCCAAAAGCATGGGCGCAAGCGAATCCATCACTTGGATATGGATTTTTAACTGAGAAGGCGCTTCGTTCTGCTTGCGCAACGGATCCTGAAGATATTTTCCGTACAGAGTGCCTTTGTCAGTGGGTAGAATCTCTCGCACCACAGCCCTTCCCAGAAAAAGCGTGGGCAGGCGGTGTTGATGAACATTCAAGGATTGCTCCAGAATCTCCGATTTATTATGGAATTGATTTGAGTCAAGACCGTAAATGGACATCGATAGCTGTTTGTGGCATGAGAGATGACGGCAATTATCACATTGAGGTTGTTGCTAGAAGAACTGGTACAGAATGGGCAATCGATTGGTTCAGGGCCAGAGCGGTCAAAGGACCGATGAAGCTGGCGTTTCAAAGCCGGGGCGCTCCGGTGTCGGGTCTGGCCGAACAGATCTGCACCATCCGGAACATCGAACGCATTGCCGTCGAAGGGTCAGACCTGCCGACAGGCTGGGGAAGATTCTGGGACGGAATCGCCGCGTCGGCGCCGGTCCTGCCGGGCGAAACGCCGCGGGGCGGCGTGAAGATCTTCCATCTCCCGCAGCCGGTCATGGACATTGTCGCCGGCACGATGCAGGTCAGAAACCTGGGCGGCGGAGCGGAGCTTCCGGACCGCGTCAAGAGCGCCGGCGATATCTCGCCGTTGTTCGCCGCGGTAATGGCATTCACGGCGGCGACAAGGATAGATCAGAGCAAGGTAAAACTCTACGAGAGCGCCTATGCAAACGGCGCTCCGCTGGTTTTTGTGTAACGAAACAGGGAGGCAGATGATATGCCTAAAATTTTACAGGTCCTTCGGGCGCTGCAGGGAGGGAACCGATTCAACATCATTCTCACGCCGGAACAGAGCCCGATTGTTGACGGCCTGACACCGAGAATGCTTTATGCCACGCAGGCCAACCTGCACGCGGTGATTTCATTCCTGGCGGATTCAATCGCGCAGCTGCCGCTGAAGGTCTACATCCGGGACGGGGAAAACGAACGCAGAAGGGACAGAACGTCCAGGGCGGCCCGACTGCTCTACAGGCCGAACGCGGACCAGACAAGCTATGAGTTCCTAAACGCTCTGGCGACGGAACTGCTGCTGATGGGCATCTCTACGGTCTGGGTTCTTCCGGATCCGGACAGCGAGAGCGGGAACCAGCTGCGCATCATCCCGAAAGAATGGATTGTAACAACGGAGCGGGAAACCAACTATGCGCCGGACATGCTGCGGGTAACAGCCGGTTCGGGAAGCTATCTCGACATACCGGCAACGGAGTTCACGCAGTTCCGCATGTATTCGCCGGGAAATCCGGGCGGCTATCAGTCGCCGATCTCGGCCTTGAAGCAGACGCTGTCCGAGCAGATTCAAGCCGACAGGTTCCGGACTGAAATCTGGAGAAGTTCCGGACGGTTCAACGCCTACATCACGAGGCCTGCGAACGTGCAGCCATGGGACGAGCAAGCCAAGGCAAACTTTGTCAAGGCGTTCCGGGAGAACTGGGGCCGAGGCGGAGAGAACGCCGGGAAAATGCCGCTGATGGAAGACGGCATGGAGATCAAGCCCTATCAGTTCAACTCGAAAGAGGCACAGTACGCGGAAACGAAACAGCTCAGCCGCGAGGATGTAGCGGCAGCCTACCACGTCAACCCGGCGCTGATCTGGCATACCAGCAATCAGACCTACGCCAGCGCGAAGGACAACGCCCGTGCGCTGTACGCCGACTGTCTGGGGCCGATTATCCAGATGCTGCAGCAGAGGATTAACGCCTTCCTGCTTCCGATGATCGGAGCGGATCCGAACACCTATGTGGAGTTCGACCTGACGGAGAAGCTGAAGGGCAGCTTTGAGGAGCGGGCATCCATCATCCAGGCTTCCGTCGGCGGGCCGTGGCTCACCAGGAACGAAGCCAGAGCGGACAACAACCTGCCGCCGATCGACGGCGGGGATGAGCTGATTGTGCCTCTGAACGTGATTTCAGGCGGCCAGGCATCGCCGCAGGACACGCACATGCAGGCGAAGCCGCCGGCACCGCCGGGCAGACCGGCAGAGAACGGCGTTATCGAATTTCCGATCAAGTGCGGCTGTGAGGAATGCAGGAAAGAAAATGGAACTGCAAAGACTGATCATCCGGAAGTCCGGGAGGAAAAAAGCGAGGAGCCGGGAAAACAGGCTCCGGCAGAAGAACCGGAACGCAAAGAGCCAGGAGAAATCCGAATCAAGGGAAAATCCGAGCGGGACGAAGATGAGAACACCGCAGCAGTCCTGAAGAAGTTTTTCCGCCGGCAGGCCGCGTCTGTACTCCCGAAGATCGGGGCAGGCCGGGAAACCTGGTGGGATGAAGACCGGTGGAACGAAGAACTGGCCAGCGATCTCGAACCGGCTGTGAACGGCATTGCGGACAGCCACGGGAAGAGCGCTGCGGCGGTCATGGAGACAGAATACTCGGAAGCGCGGACTCGCGCATATCTGAAGAAACTCACTGAGGGCAGGGCAACAGCGATCAATGCAGCCACCAGGGAAAAACTGCAGGCTGTGATCGACGAAGAGGACGAAGAGGAAGAACCGGCAGACGTGTTTGAAAAACGCGAGGACGTGGATTCGGACACGCTGGGGAAAGCTCTCGCGACCGCTGTATCGTCCTGGGCCGTCATTGAGGCCTGCAATCAGGCGGAGGAACAGGGCTATCGAAAAACAGTGCAGAAAGAGTGGGTCACAGGGGACAACCCGAGACCGTCTCACGCGGCCATGAACGGACAGACCGTACCGATCCATGAAACATTCAGCAACGGCGCACGCTGGCCGGGAGACGATGTGCTCGGGCCGGAAGAAACGTGCGGATGCAACTGCTCGACGGCGGTTGTGATCTCCTGACGGGAGAAGGAGGCAAACAATGAAGCATAAAACGAAAGAGTTCAGCGTGAAATACGCGGACGAAGGAAACGGCAAAATCGAAGGCTACGCATCTACCTGGATCCGGAAAGCGGATTCCTATGGAGACGTGGTCAAGCAGGGCGCTTTCGCCAGGACGCTCAAGGAGCGGTGGAACGGCGGGAAGGGAATTCCGCTGCTGTGGGCGCACCGAATGGACGACCTTGCGGCGTTCATCGGGAAGGCGGACGCGGATGAGGACGAGAAGGGCCTGCACTTCGTCGCAGAGTTCGACGATACGGAAGAGGCGCAGCGCGTCCGCGAGCTGTACAAGGACGGCCGCCTGAAAAGTTTCTCATTCGCGTACGACGTCAAGGCCGCGGGGCAGGTCACTCTTGAAGACGGCATGAAGGCCAATGAGCTTCAGGAGTTGGACCTCTACGAAATCAGCTGCGTCACAGTGCCCGCGAACGATGACGCAACCGTGCTGGACATTAAGTCCGGCAGAAGGAACAGCAAGTCCGACGCGGACAAGCTGGAACAGGCCATCATGCTGATCCGGGATGTTCTCGGTCAGCTTGAGGACGCAGACGAACCGGATAACGGAGAGGACAA